CAGTCGTTCCTCTTTGCGCTCTCCTAATGTAGCAAAGGTCTCCGACTCTTTCTGTCACAGTTACGATTTCTCCTGATGTTAAAATCATATCAAAATCGTAAAGAGGATAACCTACTCCGTCAGTAGCGTGTAGCGTCATCGTTGTTTGACTAATGTCAATTCCAGTAGCGTCAAGAACTTCATCTCCAACTGGATCAGTAAAAGTAGCCATATTACTTTCATATACTACTATATCAGCTAATCCGCCAGCGGCAGGAGTTCCGGCATTCACTGCCATTAGAATTTTCCTGCCCACTCCTTCCAAGTCAGTGATAGCACCTGATTCAACAGCTATTGCCAATTCCTCAGAAGGAATAAAGGCTACTAAGGTTGAGTTGTTGAGTAAATCTTTTGCATTCATAAATTTTTACTTAGATTAAGCGTCATCAAGAACAACAAAGGCATTCTTCAAAGCACATTGTCCATCAACGCGCTTCACAAATCTGAATGTAGTCTCATCGTATCTGAATCTGTCGTGAATCGAAGAAGCAACCGATAACCCTCCCTTATCACCGATGTAGTAAGCAGAGTAATCTCCAAGGATAATATCTCCTTTATTCCCAACTGCCGGAAGTTTATCAGTTAAGTCGTAAGGGTAGCCCAAGATAGTCTTAGGAATCCCAGCGGCAATACTAAATCCCGGAAGGAATAATGGGAAGCCCTCTGTTTGATCAACAGCGGCTCCTGTGTAAATTCCACTCTTAATGTCAAGAATCTCTGTTAAAGCAGCTCTAGTAAGAGTCCACCTTGCTCCAGCGTTAGCCCAAGCAGGTAAATCCTCAATCATATGCTTCAAATCTTCATACACAATACAACCAGCACCGGTTCTTGCGCGTGGAGTTCCACAATTGACAACCCCTAAAGGTTTCTTCATTCCATTTCCGACTAAGAATTGTTTATCTTCTTCGTAAGCAATAGCTTCTCCGAAAATAGAAACAAGGAAGTTGGCTAAATTAACAACCGAATCGTTAAGCAAGTCATCAGAAACCGGACAAAGCCCAATCATCTTTCCAAGCTTCAAAGTAATTCTACCAAACTTGGGTTGGCTTTCCTCCTTTTCTTCACCTTCATCTCCTTCCCAGTGAATATCAATACCAGCAAACTTATAGTTGGATTGATCTAATTTAGGAAGTGTCAAGGTATTGGTCTTCATCGGGAATACTCTTGCCCTTGGTCGGACAACAGCAGCTTCCGTCGCAAACCGGATAACCTCGTTCTGAAACTCTTCTGGGACAAGAAATCCGCCAGCAGTGTCATCACTCTCTTGGAGTGCTTTGTTTCTAATCGTTCCAGTCTTAGCCAGTTCTTTCACACCTTCGACAAAACTTTTCATTTCGTCAGAGAGTTGAACAAACGGCTTAATTCTCCTTATGAAAGGATCTTGTTCCATTATAGACTTTGTCGTTGTGGCTTCCTTCCCAATCGCCTTTGTATGAGAAGGTGTTTCTTTCATCACTTTAACAAGTCTATCAAGTTTCTTATCGAGAATACTATTTAATTGCTTTTCTTCTTCTTCGTCGTCAACTTCTTCTTCTTCCTCATCTTCTTCTTCTTCTTCATCATCAACTTTTTCCTCTTTATCTTTCTTTTCTTCTTTAATCATTTTGCCTATATTCTCTTAATAATGTTTCGATCATCTTATCAAACATAATCAGCAGTCGTTCTTTTTTAGCTTTCGTGCTTTTCTTTTTGATAAATGATTTTCGACCTTTACTATCTTGTGGAGTAGCGCCGCTTGGATTTTCCTCCATTAAGCCGCTAATAGCTTCCTCCACTTTTGATAATCTTTCTTCAAACGCTTCCTTTTCAGAAGCCGGCTCTTTCACTTCTTCGCTTTCAACTTCTTCTTCAACTTCTTCTTTAACTTCTTCCTTCTCTCCTTCTTCCTCGTCAACTTTTTCTTCTTCTTCAATCTTTTCTTCTAGTGCCTTCGTCACTAAATCAAGTTTCATTTCCTTCGCTGAAATCAATGCCTCTGGTAAAGCCGGAACACTAACCCAAGAAAGTTCTAGTAATTCTTGTTTAGAAAAATGCTCTCCGCGCTTGCCATAAATGCCCTTGGTGGTTTCCTCGTCATTGGCTCTCCTATACATCTTTTCTTCTATTTCTATATCTCCTTTCACATCTTCCACTAAAGGAAGAAAACCAACACTGACCGCATTAAGAAATCCATTTTCAACTAAGGTTTTTAATTCTTGAGCAAAAGGAGTATCAGCAAATTGTCCTTTTACTTTTAGCGTTTTTCCGTCTTCAAGCCAAACCCTTATAGCTTTAGCTACTGGCGGAACTGCCATCGAACCAAAACCACCGGTGCTATGCGACCAAAGAATAACAGGATTTTTCTTATAGTTTTTTAGATACCACCCTTTAGGATCAATAGTGTCTCCGTATCTATCAACGCTTCCAGACGAAGCAATAACCTCGAAGCCTCCGTCCTTCATTGCCTTTACTTCAGCGCCAAGATATTTCTTTATCATAATAATTAAAGTTAGTTAATTATACTTAGCATAAACCCTTGTCTTTGTCAAAATTATGTTTCAATAACTGGCAAGATAGTACAACGGCAATTTGCGTGAGCCGGTGGCGTATCAAATCCGTCAAAAGATTCACTCAACCTAGCTTGCTGTCCATCGAGATCAGCGCATATTGGACAAGCATCTGGCTCTGCTAACCATTCTTTCTTTTTAATAACCCCACTTTGCTTGTAAGCGTCAAGTTCAGCCGCATTAGAAGCAGAATTAACTTCTGTTCTGGCAATCCTCTCTGCTTCATCTTTACTTCTAACCTTAAAGACTCCAGTCACTCTATTTTCTAATTGAGAAACATCTTCGCCCATCTTAACCCCTTGCTTTAATTCTTTTTCTAATTTCTTTCTAGTAGTCTTATTAACTCTCTCTGAAAACAAAGTTGCCTTTTTATTAACTCCTTCCATAACCTCGTTGGTCAATTCAAATCTTGTCCCAATTAAATCTCCGGCTCTCTTTCCTCTTCGTTGAGTAATATCAGTATAAAGCGGAACTGATAATTCAAAGAAAATCCTGTTTTCAATATCCCAGTTAATAAACTTTGGTAAAGATTTAGTTAATCCTTTGCTTCTCATCGTTGACACCACTCCATCTTTAATCCTTCCCTCTTGGTTCTTTAATAGCTTTCTCACAAATACCTTAAAAAGCTTTTCGTCTGATTTAAGAACTGCGTTGTGTCCTTCCCACCAAGCCCTTCTTTGCTTTTGGCTAAAAGGTTTTAATTTCTTTAACTTTAATTGCTTTATAATTTCATCTTTCAATACCATTTTTAACTTTAACTCTTGCCTACCAGCTAAAATTTTATTCCTCAATTCTTCTTGCTCCTTTTCTTTCTTAAACGCCTTATATTCTTCCGCAGTTGTTCCACCAACCCTCATCATTTTCCCGGTTGGTTTTTCTTCTCCTCCAGCTGATACCATAGAAATTGGAAGATAGAAATCCCACCCACCCTTGATTGGAAGTAACCCTTCCTTATCTCTCACCTCGTTTATTAAAAGCCAATGATTTTGAAGTCCTAATTCATACTCCTTAACAACTGCCTCGCGGTTTTCCGGTGTTGGATCATCGAACCAAAGATAAAGATTATCTCCAAACTCTGGAACAAGATATTGATTTAATGTTTCTACGAACTCTTGGACTTTTGGCTCTATCGTTTCTGATAAGAAAGCATAAATTTGAGCCTCGGCTTCTGCTCTATTCATTCCTTGTATTCCTAAAATAGATTTAGGAACTCCAAAAGCTAGAAGTATCTGCTCGGTGTCAGTATTGATTAAATTAGAGAAATCCATATCTCTCAAAGAACCGGCTAATTGTTTTATGTCTACCTCTCCTTCTAAAATTCCTATCTTATGAGCATTAGCATACCCTTGATATTTGTCTTCCCACCTTTCCCTAAACTCTTTCTTCTGGTCAGTAGTCATCGCTGTTTTAGAAATCAACAAGGTATCAGGGACAGCAGAATTATCAAAGAAGTTCCTATTCCAGCGTGTCGCATAAACAGAACTCTTAATAATATCCATTGCCGCCTTAACCGTTGGGGATCCATAAATATCATCTTTAGGATTTAGCTGATAAAAAGGAATAATATCTTCCTCCGGGATAGCCACTACTTCTCCAATATCAGTCCTATATTTATAAACTCTTTTCTCTGTTTGTTCTCCAGTATCAGAATTCTTTTCTACAATTTGCTTTACCGTAATCTTATCGGCTCTTAATGGCCATAGTTCTAAAACCTTTTTTGTGTTCTGTCCTCTTGCCTTATACCAATAAGCGTTCCCTAGCAACTCTTTATGAGCCTGCATTAACTGAAGCATTTGGTGCTTAGTCGTTCTAGGATTAAAGCTTGATAGCAAATCTAAAAGAAGGTGGTCTTTAATTTCAACCACTTGTTCTTTCCCACTTCTTCCGCCAACCTTATAAAGTCTAAACTTAGTATTAGCAACTTTCTTGGATATCTTGTCAACGCAAGAATGAACCAACGCAGAAGTATCAAAGGAATCAAGATAATCTTTATTGGTTGGTCTTTGAGTTAAAATAGAAGAAGGCGCAAAGACTTGCCCTGTGCTAAGATAGGATTTTCTTCTAAACGCCTCTAATAATTTATTAAAAGGATTAAACACTTATTTTTATTATTACTACCTTAAATTAGCATCATTATTGTCCCTGTGTCAAGTTTCTATAACCACTCAAGCTTAACAGTCTGTCCATATTGATTCATCAACCCTTGAACCATATAAACAAAAGCGTCAACTAAATCATCGTGAGCTTCTACTCCAAAGCCAGTTAACTGAAGAAGTAAATCCTCACAACCCTTTCTAGGAAATACTACTGTTCCATTCTCAACATAAGAAGAAATGGTCATTAACCTTGCTCTCTTGTCCGTGCTGACCTTAATTGAAGTAGCCGGAAGCCCAGCCTTAATCATTGCCTCGACCTGCATTCTTTGGTAGGCAACATCTTCCACCCAGAGAGGAGTTAAGTTTTCATTATCTCCTAGACCTAGACTTACACGCCTTGCTCTTTCTGTCGTCTCAAATCCGCTTAATCTTTCGTTGACAGGATTAGGCATTACATATACTTTTGGCTTCTCTTTCTCTTCCGCTAATTTCCCAGAAACCATTGCGGTATAATCTGCCGATGCTTTTTTAGAAATAGCTAGATCAACTCCCGTCCCTCTAAAAACAATAATATCATCTGGAACACTATCATAATACTGAATCCACTCGTCTTTAATAATCTGTCCTTCTTCCGGAACTAACTTTAACATATACTCTCTTTGCCAAGCCCTCATTCCAATCATTGTTCCACCACTAACATTTTTCTTCTCGGCTTCTATTGCTTTCATATCAGGATATTTTCCCTTCCATAAAATCTCGCCCTTACTATCCATTATTGGAAATTCAAATACTCTTCCATTCCGCTTACCTTCTTGGATCTCTTTTTTTATTCGATTCATTATTGCGTCCTTATGGAGAAGGTTGCCTATCAATACTTTCTTTGTTCTGTCTTTTTCTCCGGCTGGGATAACACTTCCGGTAAACCAACGATGTGTTTTATCTCTTTGCTCTTTTGTTCTGACCATTTCCAAGTCCTCAATATCATCAATAACAAGAACATCGGGTCGGTATTGTTTGTATCTTGTTCCTCTAATCCTCTGTCCAGTTGATTTCCCAACAATCTTTACATCATAGTTTGGAATTATCATTGATGACTTCTGCCATTCCTCTTTCTTTCCAGTTTCCATCTTAACATCAAACGGACCAAAATCTTTTATCAATCTCGTATTGCTTTCCAATTCATTTTTTAAGTTATAAATATGGTCTTTGACCTGACTAAAGGTGTCTGAAATTAAAACAATATGATGTTTCCTTCTGTTGATCATCGCCCAAATCGGATAAAAAAGCATCGCCATTGTCGTCTTGGCACTTCCTCTATGAGCAATAATTTCATCAAGCAAATCATTATCATCGTCTTGAAGTATTTTATATATCTCTTTTTGGAAAGGTGCTGTCTTATAAAATAAGTATTTAGAAAAGTATATTTTCGCAAACCATATTAAACTTTGTCTTGCTAATTCTTTTCTAAAATTACTATTTTGACTTATCTTTTTCTCTAGTTGTTGAAGGCTCATTTGGTTTGTCATAATCTAGATCAATAGCCCTTTTAAGCAACTCTTGTTCTTCCTCGCTTAACTTACTCCCAATCTCAAGCTTGCCAAGCTTCTTGGTAAAAACTCCAGAATCAAACATTTTGTTAAATAGATCATTGCTACTCGTTCTCAATTCTCTAATAGCGGCAATTTTATCTTTCTCTGAACTTTCAGCATTTGTTATAATAACCCAAAGTCTTTTTTTAAGTTCTAATATCTCGTCCTGAAACTTAGCCAACACCACATTGATTGTATAATAATCTAATCTCTTGGCTCTCTCCTTTCTTATCTTATTAACCAGCTTGTTAATATAATCCTTATCAAGCTTCAACGGCTTTCTCTGATTCGCCAAAGCTTCTTTAATATCAAATATGCTCGCCTCTGGCTTAATTACTAAAAGTCGTCTTATCTGACTTATGTGTTCTTTTTGTCTTTCCTTTGTATATCTCATTTTATCCCTTATTTTTCGGCTACCGCCTTTTGGAAGATAAAGATTTTCTCGTTCTTGAACTGCTGTTTCATACTTGGTATTTTTGACATCTCCATTATTTTGTATCCCTTATAATTAAATCCTACTTTCTTCGCTATGTCAATAGTCAAAGTTTCTAGAGAATAAACTTTCCCTTTTATCTTTACATCAGCTATGTTAATTAACATATACTTTCCTCCCCTCAATTTTCTCATTACTATCTCAAAACTTTTCTCTAAAAATCCTTTGCCCCAATCTTCTATGCTTTCATATCTATGACAACTCTGTGTCTTTTCATCAGAATAAATCTCTTTCTTAAAATACGGTGGACTCGTAAAACATAAATCAAAGCTATTATCTTTCAACTCTTTATCACTATCTTCAAACGGTAGCTTTATTACCCTTGCCCTATTGCCAACCCCTAAGAACCCTATTAACTGCTTTAAGCCCCCAATGGCTTCTGTCGAAGGATCAACCCCTGTATATCTATAATTGTATTTACTGCTCATCGCGCCAACTAGTCTGCCCCCAAACCCTGCGCTTATATCCAATATGTTAGCATTTTGTTCCGGACAATATCTCTCGTAAATAGTTTTAGCAACTGTTGGCATAAAATTTCCTAGCTTTTGAGAGCCAACAGAAAACGCCGCACAAGTAAAGAAATTACGCAAGGTTATGCTCCTTGCCTTTTTATCAACCCTTCCTATTGTTCTGAAAACGCTAGTTAGATTCTTCTCGCTTTGGAAATTATCTTTTATAGAGCACCGACCATTAACGCTAAGACCATATCTAAAAAACATAAAATAGTTGGCAATCTTAATCCCAATGCCATTTTTGAAAATCATTTTGTTTCTTCCAACCAATCTATGTGTATTATATCTCGCTAAGTTAAGAAAATCGCTTTTCGTTTTATCTACTCCAACCCTAAAATCGTTTAAGATAATATCAAAATCAGTAGCAAGTATTCTCTCTACCGCAAAATCTCTTGCTTCTTCGCTGGTTTCAAAATAACCAACTTTCCCTGAAATGTTTATTCTATACATAGTGGATTCGGTATGATCTGTTGTAATTCACTTAACTTCATAACTTTTCACTATGTCATTCAGAAAATTCTTGATCCCGCCCTTCTCCGCAATTATCTCTTTTATTTTTTGGTATTGCTTGTCCTCAATTTCCGTAGTCATATCTCCTATCCTAATCCACGAATTGATTGTCCCAAATTTGTAATCAGCGTCTATGCTGTCATCGTCAAAATCGTCTAAAAAATGCCTTTCTAGTTCTTGTTCCTCAAACCCAGCATCAACCAATAAACTATCTTCAAAATTAGCCAACAAGTCAAAATCCCATTCTCCTAAATTTTTGTTTGATCTAATGTTGTATTCTCTAAACTCTTTATCAGTCAATTTCCTATTAGGCACTCTCACATCAATTTCCTCTTGCCCCCTGCCGAGCAACTTCATAATCTTTAATCTCTGATGCCCGGCACAAATCTTATTGTCTGTATCAATCGCTGGAATTTCTACTAAATTAAATTTTTCCAGGCTTTTCTGTAAATCCTTTCCTTGCTTTTCTGTCATCTGCCTTGGATTATCCTTAAAGGGAATCAAGTCGTCAACCCGACGCTTCTGCGTGCTCCATTTAAGTTTTATATCTCCATTTGTATCCATAAGCTGTTTTTCTTTGCTTGTTAAGACATCTCCA